AACACACTAAAGGCTAACCTCTTTGGTGATGATGAATCTCGTCAATGGCTACGCGCTGCTGACAACGATCAGACAACAGGTGCAGGATTTATCCCAACACCACAAAGCACACAACTACTTAACTTCCTTTCTAACGCAGATCGCCCAATGATTGATTCAGTCACTCGTGGCACAATGCCAGAATTTGGAAAAACATTTGAGCTGCCTAAGATTACTGAAGTGCCTCTAGTCGATCAGATCGATGAGAATGGCGCAGTTACAGAATCACAACTTGAAGCATCATATATCACAGTAACAAAGAAGTCTTTCAAGGGTCGCGCAATCACTACTCTAGAATTGCTAACAAATTCAACACCTGCATTTCTAGACGAGCTTCTTGTTCAGATGGAATTTGCTTACGCAAAAGATACTGAAGAATTTGTAACAACAGCTATTCAGGGCGCAGGTACTCTTAACGCAACAGCACAGGCTAACTCAGCCGATGGCTTGCTAAAGTATGTATCAAGTGCTGCAGCAGCAGTTTATTCAGCATCACTTGGCTTTGCTCGCAACATAGTTGTTACACCAGAACAATGGGCTAACATCATGAGCTACAACGATCAAGGACGACCAATCTACATTGCTGCTAATCCTCAAAACGCAGGTGGCGCACTTACACCTACGAGCCTTCGCGGTTCAGTCGCAGGTCTTGACCTTCGTGTATCTCGTTACATGAAGGGTTCTGGCGGAGTCGGTACTGCTGATTACTCAATGGCTGTTATCAACCCAGATGCTTACACATGGTACGAGGGTGCTCGTCAGCAACTTCGCACAAACATTAACTCAGACGGAACAGTAGATATTCTGCTATTCGGTCAGGGAGCACTTGCCACTAAGTTAGCGGCTGGCGCGAACTGGTTTAACCTAACCTGATAACTAGGTAATTAAGTCGCTCTGGGGAGTAGTAGCCCTCTACTCCCCAGAGTCTTTAGAAAGGACATGATGGCACTCACAACAGTTACTGAGTTACGCACCACTTTAGGTGTTGGCACACTGTATACAGATGCCGTTTTGCAGGAAGTATGTGATGCATCAGATGCAGTCCTACTTCCTATGTTATGGACTAATAGTAATTATCCTGTATCACATTCCAGCATTGTGGGTGAGGGAACGCTTTACTTTGATCAAGAACTTATAGACACTTATTATGTCGGGCAGACAGTTACAATAACAGGATGTGGCTCTTCCTTTAACGGATCAAAAGTTATAACAGCGGTTACACCTTACTCAATAACAATGGTTACAAATCATGCTGCCATCAAGCCAGTGCATCCTATTGCACCTTTTGGTAAAGTCACAGCGACAAATTACACAGACTGGACAACAGACACAGCAGTCCAGCAAGCAGCTTTAATGATATCTGTTGAAATCTGGCAAGCGCGTACAGCCACCCTTTCAGGCAGTAACGCAGTCGATTTCCAGCCAAGCCCTTACCGAATGAGCGCACAGCTTCTCGCTAAGGTGCGAGGATTGATCGCTCACGCACTTGATCCGCGTTCGATGGTGGGATAATGCCCGTTGCCGTCACTACTCTTAGAACCACGTTAGCAACTGCTCTAGTAGATAACGCTAAGTGGCAGACCTTTGCCTTTCCACCTGCAACAGTCCTTGCTAACTCTGTAATTGTGTCACCGGACGATCCGTATTTGACACCGACTAACAATCAGCACATTGGCATTAGCCCAATGGCTAACTTTAAGATTATTATGACTGTTCCTCTATTTGACAATGAGGGAAACCTTAACGGCATTGAAGATGTAGTTGTTGGAGTGTTTAACAAGCTCGCAGCATCTTCTTTGACCTATAATGTAAGCGCAATAAGCGCACCAAGTATTCTCAATGCTGCAAGCGGGGAACTGCTCAGTTGCGAGATGTCCGTATCAATCCTTACGAGTTGGAGCTAAAATGTCCGAGTGGGAAAAAGAAAACGAAGCCTTCCTGATCAAGATCGGGCAGGTAGCACCATCATCACCTAAGCCAGTAATTAAGAAAGAAGAGGAATAATCTCATGGCTGTATTTCTAAATAACAATGTGGGCGTGAAGATTAACTCTGTTGATCTTTCAGACCATGTAACAGCAGTAACAATCAACCGAGTATTTGATGAGCTAGAAGTCACAGCAATGGGTGATAACTCTCATAAGTTCGTTAAGGGTTTAGAGTCATCAACTGTGACTATCGATTTCCTAAACGACACAGCATCAGCAAATGTATTGGCAACACTACAAGCTGCATGGGGAACAACTGTTACAGCAGTATTCTTGCAGACAAAGGGAACAGCGGTATCTGCTACAAACCCTCTGTACACAGTCTCATTGCTAGTCAATAACACAACAGACATCAATGGTGCTGTTGGCGATATCGGCACACAGTCAATCACATTTACTGCTAACTCAACAGTTGCAGTAGCATCAACAGGCACATTCTAAACAATTAAACAAAGGGGCAAACCATGGCAAGACTAAAGATAGTTCGTACAGATGGAAGCGTATTAGAAGGCGAGATCAGCCCAGCGGTTGAATATAGCTTTGAAATGTACGCAAAAAAGGGCTTCCATAAGGCGTTTCGCGATGAAGAAAAGCAGAGCGATGTCTATTGGTTAGCATGGGAAGTAACACGCAGAGCAGGTGAATCTGTTAAGCCTTTCGGGATTGACTTTATTGAGACACTTAAGAGTGTTGAGGTATTAGACTCAGACCCTTTAGCTTAAAGCGCGATCTTCCGTTCACCTACCTGATTGCTAGGCTAAGCATTAGGTTGGGAATCGCGCCACAGCAGTTGTTGGACTTAGACAAGACAATGCTCGATGCACTTGTGCAAGGGCTTAAAGACGAAGCGAAAGAGGTGAGCGATGCCAACAGAGGTAGTAGGCGCGGTCGATCTTCGTAAGGCTTTAAGAAACTATGCACCTGATCTAGCCAAAGAATTAACAAAAGAATTAGGCAACATCCTTAAGCCTGTTGTTGAAGATGCTCGTTCGTATGTTCCTTTGTCATCTCCGATGTCTGGATGGAGCAAGCGAGAGACATCCAAGGGTGCCCGCTTTCCTAAGTATGATGCAGCTGAAATTCGTAGAGGAATTATCTATAAGACAACGCCATCTAAGCCGAATAAAGCTGGCTTTGTTAATACCATTCGCATTCAGAATAAGTCTATGACTGGCGCAATTTATGAGACTGCTGGTCGCAAGAATGGTCAGGGTCAAGATTGGGTCGGTGCTAAGGCAGGTGGATCATCAAAGGGCGTGTCTCGCTCTGTTAATCCTTATGCTGGCAATCAGTTTATTTCTAACTTAGGACAACTTTATGGCACTAAGCGCGGTGGAGATCATCGCATGATGGGTCGCTTAATTTTTAGAGCATGGGCTAAGACTCAGGGTCGAGCCAATGCAGCAGTCTTTAAGTCAATCGAAAACACAACAGCCAAGTTCAATCGCCGCACAGCGATGGTAGATGTACGGAGAGCCGCATGAGTAATGTTGCAATTAATATAGCGGCAGAGTTTAAAGGCAAGAAAGCCTTCAAGGATGCTGAAACAGCCACAGACAAACTCACCAAGAATGTTAAAGGTCTGGCTAAAGGCTTACTTGCTGTGTACAGCGCGCAGAAAATTCTTTCCTATGGCAAGGCATCTGTTAAGGCTTTTGCAGAAGATGACAAAGCAGCCAAGGCATTAGGCACAACTCTTAAGAATCTAGGTCTTGCCTATGGTGCCAATGTAGGCACAGTCAATGGCTTTATTAATCGCCTTGAAATGCAAACAGGTGTACTCGATGACGAGTTACGCCCTGCTATGGATCGCTTCCTTCGCGCCACATTATCAGTCACCAAATCTCAGGAATTATTAGGCTTAGCACTTGACATTAGCGCAGGTACAGGCAGAAGCCTTACCCAAGTATCACAGAGCTTACAGAAGGCATACCTAGGACAGACTCAGGCACTAGGTCGCTTAGGTGTAGGACTTACAAAGGCTGAACTCACATCTTCTTCATTCGAGGAAATCCAAGCACGCTTGGCAACTCTTTTTGCAGGTCAGGCAGCAGCCGCAGCAGATACCTATGCAGGTTCACTTGCTAAATTAACTGTTGCTGGAAACAATGCAAAAGAAACTATCGGTGAAGGTCTGGTCGATGCAATTAAGACTGCATCTGGTTCTAGCACTATTGACCCACTAATCAATGGCATTGATCGTATTGCCAATGGAATTGCTGGACTTGCACGCGAGACAGGCAAGTTTATTGCCATTACTAAATCACTCTTTGATCCAAAGAATTTCTTCTTCAATAACTTTGACCCAAATGCCTTCAAGGGCATGGGTAATATCTCTATGTCTGTGTCTTCACAGGATACTCAAAAGGCAGATACAGCAGCACTTAAAGCTCAAAAGGC